CCGTAGTTGAAACTAAGGTTCGTTTAGTAGCTGAAGCTAAAGAAAAATTAGCTCAACTACAACAAACTTTCATTGCTCGCGCAAGTCAAGCTGTAAAAGAATCCGTAGCTACTAAGCTAGAGTCTGAATTGACTCAATTGAAAGAAGATATCCACACTGCTCGTGAGAACATGTTTGGACGTCGCTTATTTGAAGCTTTTGCAAGCGAATTCGCTGTTACTCACTTAAATGAGAACAAAGAAATTCAAAAGCTACAATCTGCACTTGCCGAGAAAGAGCAACTAGTTGCCGAAGCTCGCCGTGTAGCAGATGAAAAAGCTAGACTAGTTGAATCAAAAGAGAGTGAGATTCGTGTAATCAAGGAATCTGCAGAACGTAAGTCCATCATGGCTGATCTGTTGAAGCCCTTGAGCAAAGAGAAAGCCGCTGTAATGAGCGAGCTTCTTGAAAGCGTTCAAACTGGAAAGTTACAGAACGCATACGAAAAGTATCTTCCAGCAGTACTAAACAGTAAGGCATCTGCTACTACACCTGCTCCACAAAAGCAAGTGATTGCAGAAAGCCGTGTTGAAGTAACTGGAGATAAAGCTGCTAAACCCGCCGCGGAACGAATTGATACAAATGTTATCGATTTGAAGCGATTAGCAGGGCTAAACTAAACCCTAATTAGGAGAAGGAAATAAAATGACAACCGCATTACTAGAAAGCCGTTGGGGCGAAACCAAAGAAGCCCTGCTAGAAGGCTTACAAGGTTCTAAGAGAACCACTATGGGTGTGATCCTTGAGAACACTCGCAAAATGCTTGCTGAAAGCGCAACTGCTGGTAGCACCAGTGCTGGTAGNNAATCGTTGGTGTTCAGCCAATGACTGGACCTGTTGCACAGATCCATACTCTACGTGTTCGTTATGCCGACGGCGTTACAAACACTGCTGACGCTAGCCAGACAACTGCTGCTGGTGACGAAGCCCTGAGCCCATTCAAGATCGCAACTCAGTACTCTGGTGCTACAGTTGGTGGATCTGGTGCTGGTAAGGCTAACAGCACAGCCGCTATGGAAGGTGTTCCAGGTAACCGTATCAACGTTCAGATCTTGAAGCAAGTCGTTGAAGCTAAGACTCGTAAGTTAAGCGCTCGCTGGACTTTCGAAGCAGCTCAAGACGCACAAGCTATGCATGGTCTTGATGTTGAAGCCGAAGTTATGGCTGCTCTAGCACAAGAAATTACCGTAGAAATCGACCAGGAAATCCTAGGTTCTCTGCGTAGTCTTGCTGCTACTGAGTTCACATACAACCAAGCTACCGTTTCTGGTACAGCTACTTTCGTTGGTGACGAACACGCTGCTCTAGCCGTTCTAATCAACCGTGCTGCTAACCTAATCGCTCAGCGTACACGTCGTGGTGCTGGTAACTGGGCTGTTGTATCTCCAGCTGCTCTAACAGTACTACAATCTGCTACTACCTCTGCTTTTGCACGTACTACAGAAGGTACTTTCGAAGCTCCTACAAACACCAAGTTTGTTGGTACACTAAACGGCGCTATGCGTGTTTATGTTGACGGTTATGCACGTGACGACCAAGCTGTCCTAGTTGGATACAAAGGTACTAGCGAAGCTGATGCCGCAGCATTCTACTGCCCATATGTTCCTCTAATGAGCTCTGGTGTTGTTCTAGATCCAGCTACTTTCGAACCAGTAGTTGGCTTCATGACACGTTACGGCTACGTAGAGCTAACAAACACAGCATCGTCTCTAGGCAATGCTGCTGACTACCTAGCTGAAATTGCTGTAAGCAACCTAAGCTTCCAATAATCCTCTGTTCGGGGCCCAGGCAACTGGGTTACAGGGAAGGAGCAAAAAAGCGCCGCAAGGCGCTTTTTTGTTGGCTACCAGAAAATCAATAAATAAATTATATCCCCCGTATAACTATGAATTCTCTTTTTAGATTCTCTAATAAAGATACCTATCTTATTATCTTCACATTAGTAATGCTAGCAGTTCCTGTTGCATTAGCATTTAGCAGTTTATCTATAACTTGGTTAGTACTAATATCGGCAGTACACTCGTTTGTGATGGTAGTGCATCAAAATTCGTCGCTACACCATCATACTCACTGGGCAACGTTTAATAACAAAACTCACAATAGCATATACGAATGTGTTTTAAGCGCAGCTAGCGGAGTCCCGTCGCAGGTTTGGAGAATAGGTCATTTGATACATCACAAGTATGTAAATGATGTACCTGATCATACGGGCCATACTAAGGATCCCACATCAGTGTACTTTGGTGGCAAAAACGGAGAAGTTTTAAATTTTTGGAAGTATAGTTTTATTAGTGGGGCCAGTGCAGCATCTTACTACTTGTACAAAATTCCTTACTACGTACTAACATTAAATCAGGAAAAAAACATAAAAAGAGAATATTGGTCTTTTAGGATTTTCATAGCGGTTATAGCATTGATTAATTTTCAGTACAGCGTAATTCTGCTAGTTGCGTACCTACTATCGTATGCAATTAACCAAGCTAATAGTTACGGCGAACACTGGGGTTACCTGCACCTCAGCGGGGATACAACTAGAGACAGTTATTCAAACTACGGTAAATGGTTTAACCTGCTAACATTTAACGCTGGATATCATCAAGAGCATCATCACAGACCTGGCACACACTGGACAAAACTTCCTGAGGTAACTCCTTATCTACCTAACGACAGGAAAGTTTTACATAAACATGCGGTGTTCAATAATCCTTATTGGGACCACTTTAAGTTGCTGTTTAAGCGATAAATACTATGTTCTATTGAACTCTCGGAGCGCCACTCCGGGTAGCCTAGAACGCTAATTTAAAGGAAAAATAAAATGGCAAAACTAAAAATTACAGAAACAGCAACAGTTGATATTGGACAGACCAGTGGGTTTGGTGGTACAGGTGGCCTTCCATCTACTATTACTTCTACAGGTCCTAAGACTATCGATATCGCTTACAAAACAAGTGCTAACGTGGCAGTAACCCACGGTTATATTATCAGCCAAAAAGGTTCTCGAAAGTTTTTATGCGCTAACAGTGCGGTCGGTGACGACACAACAGATTTAACAACCGTTGTTCTAGCCAATAAAGCTGCCGCAGCCTGTGATGCCGGTGAAGGCAGTCTTGTTTGCTACGATACCGCCGGTAACGTATTCTATGCAAGCCGTGTTACAACCAAGCACGTCTACGACTGGAACGGTAGTAAGTACATTTACAAAGTAAATACCGCTGCTACTGCAACTTATGCTAACGTTGCAAGTTATTAATCTGTAACCCATAAAGGTAGCGGCTTCGGCCGCTATTTTTTTGAAAAAAATAATGGTTCGAGTAGGATAAATATCTAATAACGGATTAAGCAATGGCATACTCTCATAGATTCACAGGTACTTATAACTTAGCAGGTGTAGATGCATCGAGCAGTATTAGCTTGGTTGCTAACACTATCACTCTTACTGGTAACCTAAAAGTTGTTGGCACAACAACTAACGTTGCAGCAGTTAATACACAGCTAGTAGACTCGGTTATTACACTTAACCAAGGTGAAGATACTGCTGGTGTAAGCTATAACTACAACGGGCGTAATGCTGCGGGAATTGAAATCGACAGAGGGACACTGACTAAGGTTGCATTAATTTGGAACGAAGATGTTGGGCGTTGGCAATTAACCAACGACGGGTCTACTTACGCTAACTTAGTAGCTGGTGCAGCAGGTATTAGTCAAGTTGAGCAAGATACTGCACCTAGGTTAGGAGGTAACCTGGATGTTTTAGCTAGAACAATTTTTAGCTCAAATAACACAGTCATTAAACATGATACAAACATTGCAATACAAAACACCACAGTTGCACCTAGTACATTAAGTGGTTATAACGTTATATATGCACAAACACCTGGTAGCGGCGGATCTGGATTATACATCACAAACACCACCAACCAACAACAAGAGTTAGTTACTAAAACCAAAGCAATTGTTTATGCTTTGATTATGTAAGGATAAAAAATGGCAATTTCTAATAGAGTTCTAGACACCACAACCGCAAACGTACTATTTGGTACAAGCACTACCAGCTATGCAGTTACTGCATTATATCTTTGCAACAATACATCTAACACAGTTACTGCAAACGTGTTCCTGGTAGCAAACGGCAGCACAGTCGGCAATGCAAAAATTTATAGCAATGTCAGTATTGCAGGATTTGATAGTTATATTGCCGATACTGAAAGAATTATTTTAGGACAAGGCGACAGTGTACAAGCAAACTGTAGCCAAGCAGGCGGATTGACAATGACAATCAGCTATGTAGGAATCTAATAAATGGGACGCTTTTTAAAAAACACTCAACTTGTTGGAGGAAGTTACTCTGTTCAACTTCCTGTTGGCACAAGCAGCCTCGGTCCTGACAGCCCAGTTGCCGGACAGATTAGATTCAATAGAACTACTAGTAAAATTGAATTCTATTACAACAATACATGGAACCAAGTTGCAAAGATTGGATCAGTTGCACTAGTTGTGGACGAATTTACTGGCGACAATACAACAGTAAACTTTACAATGAGCCAAACTGAAAGTGACGCAAAAAATATTTTGGTTACTATTTCTGGAGTATACCAAGCTCCTGTTAACAACTATACTGTAAGTGGAACTACGCTGACTTTTACTAGCCCTCCACCGGCTGTTGATGCAAGTGGAAACCCAAACAAGATTATTGTTGTCCATAATCTAAACTCAACAAACGCCGCTTAAACTGCCGGTAAATATAATAACGGAGGTTTAAATGGCTATCGGAAGAGTATCTGGATCAATGCTGGTGTCTAATTTAGACAGACAAGGCACGGATTTACAGTTTACAACTCTAAACAAACCTCTAACCTATTTGGACTTTAGCCAGTTTCGCGTCGGTATTAACACAAACAACCTATCGCAAACATTAACAGTAAACGGCAATTTAAGTACATCTAACGTTCTAATAGACGGCTTAACCGTAAGTGCAAAAAATAACGCCACATTACAATTTGTAGGTAACGTTAATTTTGGAAATATTGGTAATTTAAAAATTTCCGGTGGGTCAGCAAAATTTGTATTATACACCGACGGTGCTGGAAATTTAAATTGGGCGAATATAGTCACCGACTTTGGTTCAGTGCAGTCTGCTAACGTGGCTACATATAGCAGGTTTACTCAGACCTCGTTAAGCCAACCTTACTATGTAACGTTCACAGATATAAGCAGTACCGGCAATGCATCCAATTTCCTTGGAACAGGCCTAACTTTCAATCCAAGTACAAACAACTTATCTACAACCACATTCACTGGCACATTTAGTGGTACTGCAAGTATTACCAGTGGATCTATTACTGGAGTAACTGCCGCGGCAAGTACACTAGTTGCTACAAACTTTAGCTCTGCAAATACTTTAATTTCAGGTGGTAGTATTACTGGTGTAACTGGTTCAGCATCTACATTTACAGTAACAAATCTAAGTTCTGGAAATATTGTTGGATTGCTATCGGGGACATCTACTACCTCTAACGTTAGTTTATATAACCGATACAATTTATCCTCTAACAATCAGAATTATTCTGTTGCGCTCACCGACATAACTACTACTGGTAACAGCTCTAGTTTCTTTGGAACAGGATTAACTTTCAATCCAAGTACAAACAAC